TTGCCATCTGAATGTTGTTGTAACGACTGATATACTTCAAGTATTTAGCATCTTTTGTATCTTCATATTGTTGTTTTGCATCTAACATTTTTTTCTTGTAGATGGTACGGTCATCATAGATTTCTTGCATCATCTCTGGTAAGAAACCTTTGATATCTTTACGATACAACGCACCGTTAGGTGTAATAGTTGTATTGTCTGGTAGATTGAAATCTACACCTTTGAGAACTGTATCAACTTTTAGGTCTTTGATAAAATCACCAGAAACTAGAGTTTCAGGCGATAGATTATATTGCATAATCAAATGAGGATAAAGTGAGTTCAAGTCGAAAGACATAACCCATTTGTGCATACCAACTTGTGGGTCTTTTACATATGCACCCTCAAACTTTTCTACTTTAGTACTGTGTGATTTTTGTGGAATGACAACATTCTTTTTTCTAAGATAGTTGTGAATCATAACATCCCAATATTTAACTTGACCGAAGACATCTTCATAGTTGACCTTTGCTTCATACGCCATAGTCAAACATAGTTCCAATAACTTCATCTTGTCTTCTAGTTGGTCAACAAGTTCAACGTCAACAATGTTGTAGTCAATAAATGATTGATAGTCTTTTGTATACCAATCTTTGAAAGTGTCATATGGGTTTTCATTCTTTTTTGCACCAAGTTCTACTGATGCAATATAATTGAGTGCATAACTTTCTTGTCTTGTATATGTAAACTTGTGATATAGTTGTAGATAGTCAAGATTAGCAACACCACTAATATCATAGACTTGTTGATTTCTACCATGATTGTAAACAGTACGAGAACTAATCAAACCCCAAGGTGAAATCTCTTTTGCCCTATCTTCACCAAGAACTTTTGTAACACGATTGATGATGTAAGGAATATCAAAGAACTCAGTATTCCAACCAGTAACAACATCTGGATAATGTTTAGTCCAGAAGTTCATAAACTTTGCAAGTAGTTCGTTTTCATTTGAACAGTTAATATAAGTAACATCATCTCTATCAGTATGATAATCACCGATACCCCAAACAACAATCTTCTTTGTCGTTTGATTCTTGATGGTGATGGATAACATTTCTTCCAATGCAAGTTGTGGGTCTGGGAAACCGTTCTCACATTGTGTTTCAATATCAATTGTAACTGTTAGGATTTTGTCGTTATCCCAAGGAACTTGATTAGGATAAGTGTCATATAGAAATGTATAAGCAAACCTATCTAATCCAAAGACCAGATGAGGTTGTTGTTTGTATTGTTCAATAAACTTCTTTGCTTCTTTGATTGTGTCAAACTTGTATGGTGTTGCATACTTACCATCAAGTGTTTTGTACTCTGTTTTCTTTTGAACAGGCACATACATAGTCGGTGAGTATTTAATCTTACGATTAACTCTTTCACCATTTTTGTATTCACGAAGAAGGATATTGTTACCCCATTGGGTAACATTCGTATAAAATTGCATAATGTAGTTATACCACCTTAGTAGTTAAAAGTCAAGTCCAATTATCACGATTTTGAAATGTTTTTAAAACAAGTTCAGTTATATTGATATTATTAATATCATCAATATGACCAGTGCCAGGCGAGTGATTTATTTCAATAAAATAGGGTGGTTCTGTTTCTCTATTTTTAGATGGTATAAAATCGACCCCTACCCATTTACCTTTTACTGTTTCTGTTGCTTTAATACATTGTTCTTTTTCTAAATCTGTTAATTCAATTTTTTCTGGTTCTGAACCTTGGGATACATTACTTCTAAAATCACCACTAATTACTGGTCTTTTTAATTGTGCAACAACCTCACCATTCAATACCATTGCTCTAACATCAAATGATGTTTTAATATATTCTTGTATGATGATACCCATGTTCTCATCTATTTTTTTAATTAATTGCATAGTTCCAACTAGAGTTTGTTTAGAGTCAATAAAAACAACACCAACTCCTTGAGTTCCCTCTGCTGTTTTTAATATCATAGGATACTTACCACCAATCTCTTTAATTGGTATATCAATATTTTCTTCATGAGTTAATATTGCAGTTCTTGGTTGTCTTAAACCATCTTTTTTTAGTGCTAAATAATTTAACCATTTATCATCACAAATTAAATTTGTGTATCTTGAATTAATAGTTGGTATGCCATGTATTCTTAATTGTTCTGCGAATCTGATTGCTTTACCTAAAGTTACTCTAACAAAACAAATTGTATTATCTGGATTTATTTCCCACCCATTTTTGTCGTGGATAATTACTTCATCACCAAAAGATAAACCCTTTGTTCTTTCTCTAAATTTTTCATAGTTATGAGCAACTAAATTACCTTTTTCATTAGTTGTAAAATAACCAGATTCTACTTCCATTTGATATAAATCAATACCCATCTTTTTTGCTTGTTTTTCAAGCGCATCACCAGTTTTGTTTGTGTCATCTGGTACATCTCGTTTTAACACTAAGATGCGATATGGTTTATCAGAGACTTCCTGCTCATGCAGAAAGTCCCTTAATGGTAGTATATGATTCATCTCTATTCCTTTGAGAAATACTTTTCAATCATCTCTAATCTATCATCAGCAGATGCGAGTTTATCTAATTCTGCAATAACTGCTTCTGTAACATCTGAATGTTCACCAATACCAGCGGGCATTGTCTGATACACTTTAATATTTGCTTTATGTACTGCAATCTGACCTTCTGCTTGTTTTCTTGCAGCTTCAATAATATAATCACCAGTTTTCATAGTTATTCTTCTTTCTTTTTTCCAATATTGTATTTTGTTTCAAGTTTCCATTCATTCTTTTCTTTAAATGAGATAACTTTAATTTGAGATAGTGGTGCAGATTCAACTTTACTTTCACTCACTACCTTTACCAATCCCCAATCTTGTAAAAGATTAGCAATAGTATTTCGTCTTGCGATATCGTTTTCTGATAAGTTTGTGTCTTTTCCATCTAGTGCAAATAGTTCTTTAAAATGCACGATAAAGTATTTACCTTGTTTGTGTAGGATATGACACGATTGAAATAATGTTCTGTCCTTACGAGATGCGACTCCTATCCTAGATAAAGTTTCCCTCACCTTTAAGAAATCATCTGGTTCTTTTAGACCGACTTCAAGCATATCGTCTGGTTTCCATAATGATTCATTCATTTTCTTCCACCTTTATTTAATTTTTCTTTTATAGTGGCGATTTGTTCATCATTTAGTATGTTCAATGCAGACCTTGCTTTTTCATTATTATAACCAAAGTATTCTTTAACATACTCTAAATTCTTAGACTTACTCGCCTTCATCCAAGGAGCGTATCTTTTTTCTCTCCTCAGACTATTTAGTAAAAAGTCATATTGTAACTTGTTATCTAAATGGTTGTGTAAGTTTACTTCATTAACAAGTAATACTGTATCAACAAATGGTGCAAGACATTTGTTTATGATAAATGATGGATACTTCTTTTCCCATAGAGGGTCAGTAGTATCCATCAAGTTAGTTTTGGTGGAGTTAATTGAGTTTAGATATTCTTTTAGTTCATACATTACACAACACTCACATTAAAACTAATAGTTATTCTTTCTTCTTTACTTCTGTTAGGTTCAACAAAGTGTTCTAAGTATGAGGGAAACAATAAAAAAAGTCCCTCTGTAATATTAACGTATCTTAATTCACCATTGTCATATCTATCAACTAAAAAAGAGTTTGTTGATGCAGCTGGTCTTGGGTCTTTGAAAGCAAGTCTACCACAATCCTTTGGTGTCTTAACGTAATAAACTCCAGAAAAGTTATGTCCACCATGTTGATGAATAGTATTCCAATCGTGTTGTTTGTTTACATTAATCCAAATCTCTGGTATATCAACTTGTTGTATTCCCAAATTTATATTTTTACAAAAACCATTTATATAACCCACTAAAGGATTTAACTCTGTTTTGTTAAACTGTAACTTACTTTGCCACCCACCTACATTTGATTTAGAGACAGATAATTCTTTTTTACTTTTTTCTAAAATCCATTTTACAATATCTACTTCAAAATTAATTTTTTCAGTACTATAAAAGTATGGAGTAGGCCATAGATTTTCTATATTGATTTTAGTTGTCATTTGAACTTCACTTGAGTCATAAGTTCTGTCATACACGCTAAAAGATTGATTTCTTGGTCGGCAACGAAAGCCGATTTGTAAGAGTATTCAGCAAGTATAACAACAGCATGGGGGATAGTAGAAGAATCCAAATTATCATAAAGGGTATCGTAAATCCTACGATAAATACGAGTTGGGTCGTTATCAAGATTGTTGACAATCCATCTGCGAACATTGGTAAACTCTTTGTTTTTAAGAAATGTAACCAGTTCTTTAATAGACGTTTCAGATAAGTTAACCAAGATTCCAGCATCTATTTCTCCACTTGCACTATATCTTTGCAACTCATTTAAAACCCTTCTCCAATCTGGGAAGAACTTTTGTATCAGAGATGCAACTACTTTTTTATTATATTTAACATTCTCTGTATCTAGGATAGTTTGACATCTCTGCATGAAGTCCATTGCAAGT